ATGATTACTCAAGAACGCCTAAAGCGCTGGCTGAAGTACAACCAAGTCACCGGCTTGTTTACATGGATCGAGCAGCGGCAGCACATTAAAGCCGGGGCTGTGGCTGGCAGTGTCAAGAAGTCGGGCTATATCGAGATCAAGCTTGATGGCGTCAGCTACCAAGCTCACCGCCTAGCGTGGCTGTACGTTCACGGAGAGATGCCGAGTTCATGCATCGATCACATCGACATGGACAAGACAAACAACCGCTTTCGCAACCTGCGCCAAGCCACGGCAGCAGAGAACCTTCGAAACAGGAAGGCGCGCAAGGATTCAGCAACCGGGCAAAAGGGCGTCTATGCTGCCACCAACCGATTCAAGGCACAGATCACGGTAGACGGGAAGCGGATTCACCTTGGCTGCTATGCTACAAAGGAAGAGGCAGCGGAGGCCTATGCCAAAGGCGCAGCTGAACATCATGGTCAGTTCGCCAGATCAGCATGACCGGCTCCACCAAACAAGCCCCTAAATACGGGGCCTCTAGCGGAAAAGGTTGCTGAAAGTTGCTGAAAATATGTCCCGGTTAGTCCCGGTTTCAGCAACATTTCAGCAGCCTTTTTTGTTTCCCCTCTCAGCCCGTCCGGGCAACCCAATCCCCCTTCTCGATAAACCTGATCCGGTATGCCTCACGCTCTGCCGAGGACATGAACTCCCAGGCGAAATCTTCCTCACGCGGCCCGCCGTCGCACTGCCCGTACCGATACCAGCCGCCCACACGCAGCCCTGAATACATCAGGTTGCGCTTGATGACTCCGACGCCGAGGGTTTCCAGCATCTCGCGGAACAGTTCGTCGGCTTCGGCGCGGCTTACCTGCTGAGATGCGTAAAGCCAGTCATGCACGACGCCCGCCGCACGGTGATCCAGGCTGTCAAAAAGCGGATCAACCAGCCAGGGTATCGAGGCCAGATCGGTGATGAACCAGCGCGGCACAGTGAACTCCCGACCGTCCCGAGCGTGATACCGGAACGGCTCAAGCAGCACCCACTCGCCCGGCTTGTAGGCGCGCAGGTCAAGCGCGCCGGAGAACCATGCGTCACTCATGGCATTCGACCCTCACCTTGTGCGGGGCCGTGCGCGTATCCATCACAGCGCGATATGCCGCACGATCTACGGCTGGCTTGCCGCAGTAGTAGGAGGCGAGCGAGGCGGCGCAGCCTTGCAGGGTGAGCAGCAGGCAGGCGGCGATAATCAGGCGCATGGTGTTTTCCCTTCGAATAGTGCCCGCTCAGCAGCGCGGCGTTTGACGAGACCGGCCAGCTTCTTGCCCGAGGCGTAGACCCATCGTTCGAATTGAGCGGCGGCGCCCGAGTAGTCGCCCGCATTCAGCAGCCGCAGCAGCGTGGATTTCTCCAACGCGCCCGGCCCGAGGTTGTAGACGAAGCTCGACAGCGCGTCCCATTGGCCCTGCGTTAGCGGCACCCTCACCAGCGCCTCGATATAGCCCTCGAAGCGCGCCACGTCCTCGCGCAGCAGTTCTTCGGCGCGCTCCTTGCTTATCTCCTGCCCCATCTTCACACCGCGCGTGGTGCCGTAGCCGATAGTTGCTACGCCGACAGCATCGCGATAAGCGCGCAGGCGCAGCCCCTCGAACTGACGGATTAAGGCCAGCCCGCTTTCTGATGTGCGCATGTTTTCTCCAGGCAAAGAAAAACCCGCCGAAGCGGGTCTGTGTGTCGCAGTCGTTTAGGCAGGCCAGCCTTGTTCGAGCATCTCCGGCGAGAAGGTGCCGGCCGATAGCGCGTCGAGCAGTTCGGCTTCGCGGTTGAAGCAGGCCTGGACGTGACCCCTGGCTGCAGTCGCAACCGCGATGATCTGCTCAGCCGTCAGGTCAACGAAGCCGGCCACAGTCTTCCAGCGTAACGAGTAGTTCGGATCAAGCATGGCCTGAACCGTTGCGCCAGTGATTAGCGCCTGACTGTCGCGCCCGGTATCAATGTGCATGCCGCCAACGTCAATACCCGCCACCTCAGCCTGCCAGCGGCGGTCGGCGATCTGCTGGATAAGTCGCTGACGACGCGCAGCCATCTCTGCCTCTAGCGCCGACTGATACTCCGTCTCGGATAGCTCAGCCAACACACCCGGTAGATCAATCACCGATTCATCAGGGCAGGTTCCATAGAGCGTTGGTATTAATGTTGGGTACTGAGACTCCAGAGCGAACCCAAACCCCAGGCCATCAACATCGGGCGGGACAGGTCCGTTGCGTGCAGGCTCCTGCGTAACAGGGACACCCGTTACAGCATCAACATAGGTGTATTTCAGGTAGCGCATCGGAGAACTCCAGTAGGCGCAAAGGCGCGGACAAATTACTAAATATTAAATTTTGATCCTGCGGACGGGGCGCACAGGCCTACCGCCGCTCTTGGTGCCGCCGCTCTGACTGCCATCGCTGAAGCCCTGGGACCAGGCGGTGTTGACGCCGTCCTCAGTCGAGGTCCAGTAGTACGTCGGCACCGTGAATGCCTCGGCACCGCCTGTCTTGAATGCTGCGGCAGTTGTCTGGGCCGGACTTCCAGCGGTGTAGTTGGAGGCAGCGGGTACGCTGTTTGTATTCGCCCCGCTAGATGTATTGTTCGCCGTAGCGTCCGGCTTTAGGTTTCGATAGCAGACCTCAAATTCATCCTTGGCCGGCAGATACCAGTCGCTGAACCCCCCACCGCTATATGCGCGGCAATACTGAGCTGCCGGGTGGGCGGCGTCGTTCATCGCGTTACTGTTAGCCAGGCCATCGTTTTGACTCGCAGTGCCTGCGGTACTGGTGCTTGCGGGTTTCCAGGCAAGGGATGTCTCTGCTGATTTCGGTGCAGCAATCAGTACAAAGGTATCGGCCCCTACTTTGATCTTGCCCGCGTAGAAGCCGCCTGCGAACGCTTGACCGATGACCGTTGGCAGGAACTGCGCAGCGGTTGTGAATGCAAACTCAGCCCATTCGCCCGCCCCGAACGTGGTCCCAACGTGGCGGACAAGCAGATGATATTGAGTTGATACTGCTAGGCCCGCGCCAGTCGCCGTGATTGAGAGCTTGTTCGCCGCATTATTCAGCGAGGACCACTTCAAGGTTCCGGTACGCCCTGCCCCAGTCCAGATTTCCCAGTCGGTTGCAGCATGCGTGTCAGCGTTCGGGCCGATCAATGCAAATGGGCCGGTTGAAAGCGTCGGGTTGTCCATGACGCCAGTGGCTGCCGGGGATGTGATCACTGGCGCCGCCGGACGGTCAGGGAGGATCTCCAGCACAATGTCGCGCTGATAACCGCCTGCGAAAACACTCAGCGTCACAGGCCCTGCAACATTCGGCGCGGTGTAGCTGATGGTGGAACCGGAGATACTGACAGCGCCAGCGCTAGCCTGAACCGCATAGTCGGTGAACACGTCGAAGTCGCTGATATCAAACTCAGCAGACTGCGTGATGTAGAGCGAACTGGGGCCGTCGAGGCTGACCTGACCCAGGGTGACTACTCCGGTTTTCCCGTTGATGCTAATTACTGGCCCTCCCGCCACGGATGCCAGCGCCGCATCTACTGCGGCCTTATCCTCGGCAACCTGCTGAGTGTCGGCGGCAACCTGTAGGGCGTTGTCGGCTACTTCGTCAGCCCGCTCGACGACTGTTTGCGTGTTGTCGGCCACGGCCTGGGTGTTGTTTGCAACCTCTGCGCGATCAGCCTCCACTGCTGCCTCGCTCGCTGCTGCTGCCTGGGCGCTGGCGTCGGCGTCGATTGCGCGTTGATCGAGGAACGCAGCTGAGGCGTTCGTCTCCGTCACAAACTGCGGCAGGGAGGCAGCGAATGCGTCCGCCTTGGCAGCGAAGTCAGCCGGCGCGTCCGAGCGAATCGGCGGCGTCGGGATGGGTGTAATGATTGGCGCTGCCATTAGGTCAAGCCCTCAACAGTGATAGAGGCGTCCGAGACGGAAGGTCCGGAAATGGATATCTGGAAATCGCGGTAGTAGCCGAACAGGACGGTGGCCTCGTAGCTGGCTTCACCGATCCAGACGACAGGCTGAGCGCGGATGCCGGCCAATAGCCGCTGCACGCGGGCGACCTGCGAGGTTTCCAGCGACACGTCGAATTCAGCTCGCTTGGAGAAGGCTCGCTCGACTATCACGGCGTTACCGAAATCGTCTGTTTGCTTGCGGGAGTAGTCGGTGATCCCGACGCCGGAGCCGTAGAGCGCCACGCCTATTTCAGCCTGACGGCCCATGACCATGTGACCGACCTGAGCGGTGCCGTCGGCGTTGTCGATGGTCACAGATAGGGTGGCGGTGCCGTAGGCCGGCAGGTCCAACAGCACGAAATCCGTCTGCCGCCCGATGGGCGCGAAAAAGTAGTCGTACCAGTTGCTCACGCCAGCATCGACCAGCGAGACCGTGCGCTGATAGACGACGCCCTCCGATGGGTCGGTGAGCGTGACCGTGGCCGACCGGCCTAACAGATTGAACAGCGCCACAGAGTTGATCACCGCGCCCGGCTGCAGCTCCACAGCGATGCTGCCCGCCTGCTCGGTGAGCGAGCCCACCTTGTCATCGAACATCCGCCAGCGGTTGTCAGCTCCAAGGTCTAGCCACTTCGGCGGGTCACTGGTGTCGGTTTCAGGGTTGGCGCCGGTATGAGCCACCAGCGCCTCATAGTTGCGGTGGTTGTATGTACGGCGGTCGCCCACCGCGTAGGCCGTTGCCGCGCTCCATGCGGCATAGTCCGTTTCGGGCACGTTGCTACTCGTCAGGATGGCCGGCGTTATCTCCACCGGCTTGATTATCCTCATGCTGTTGCCCTCTCTTTCGGCAGGCCGTCGAAGTCCCAGCGCTCCAGGAATTCGACGCGCTTGGCGGTCTGCATGGTGTGTTTGGCGACCGAGCGAAGGGCGCTCATCATTCCGCCGAAGTCAGCGCGCAGGCCGCGAACCTCTGCCGCTGCATCGCCTCCCCCGCCCAGCATCGCCGCCGTCTGGCTGGCGTTGTAGATGCGCGACGGGCCGGTGACTTCTAGTTCGGGGCCGCCCTTGCGCATGGCCTCGACCGCCCCGACTCCGCCCCACTTGGCGATATCGGACTGCGACCAGACAACCTCGCCCTTATGGACGATGCCAGCTGGGTCCAACTTGTCGCCGTAGCCGGTGAACCCTCCCGAGGCAAAGCCCGGAATGCCGCGCTGCTTCATCGCTTCTTTGTCTGCCGCGCTCGCCCACTGCTTCATGTTCGCCGCGATGTCGGAGTATTCGAGATTTCCCGAGCCCAGCCGACCAGACCAATACGCGACCTCATCAGCCGATGCCGTGCGCCCGAACAGGTCGTTGTAAAGCGTCGAGACGATTGCGCCGTTGTTCTGCGACGTGTTGGCCTGCGCGGCGCCCTTCGGCAGAGCGCCGAGGGCGGCAACCACCGAGGCGTTCATTGCGGCAATTGCTGCCGCCACGCCCATGATGGAGTTGTCGATCCCGTTGAGCGCGTCGAGCTGGGATTGCGCGAACGCAAGTTGTGCGTCCAGCCGCTGCATCTGCTTTTCGTACTGCTCAAGCATTTGCTCTTCGGCTGTCAGCTGCTTGCCGTTAACCTTCTCCAACTCGGCGATGAGGTTGGCGGTCCTGCCCTGCTCCCGCTCGAAGTCAGTCAGCGAGCCATACAGGGCGGTGTCCATCTGCGAGGCGGTATCAAGCGCGTCCTGCAGGCCGTCGAAGCCCGCCAGAGATCCGCCCGACCGCGCCGTTACCAGCGCACTGTTGAGCGTCATCACTGCCTGAGCACGCAGCATCCGAATGGTGTCGTCAGACGATCCGCGCAGACGCTTGAGCGCGGCATCGAGCGAATTGCTCACGCCAGTCAGTGCGTTGATTGCAGATGCCGTGCTGCTTGCTGCCCGCTGGATTTCCTGCTGCTGGTTGGCAATGGAGCGCTGCAGCGCCGCATAGGCAGAGCCAGCCGCGCCAATCAGCGCTGCCGTGGCCTGCGCCGCCTGCTGCTCTACGATGCTGTAGTACTGCGCAGCCTGGCCGCTCAGCGCCATTAGCGTCGCGAACATTTCCTGCCCGGCTTCGGTGGTTAGGTCGATATCCTCGACCATGGCCCGGTATGCCTCGCGGGATGCCGCCAGCTCAACGTCAGCCGACTCGAAAGCGCGGGTGATGGCGTCGATAGTGTCGGCAGTCTTTTCCTCGGCGCTGAAGAAGGCGTCGTAGTAGGTCTGCGAGTTGGTGGCCAGCGCCTCAAGCCCGCCAGCCGCCGCAGACAGCGACTCGGCCAGCTTCCCTCCAGCTACGCTCGCGTCGTACATCTCAACGTCGAGATAACGCAGCACTTCGTTCACACCCGTGAGGTTGCCGACGAATGCCTGCATGCCCTCCAGATCGAGGTCCAGACCGGTGTTGAACACCTTGTTCAGCTCGGCGGTCATGGCATCGGCAGCGGAGCCGAACCATTCAGCAATGGCCTGCTGGATTTCCTCCTCGGTCTTGCCCTTGGTGCTGATTTTCTCCCGAGCGAGCTTCAGTCCGTCTAGAGATCCCTCCTCAACCGTCAGGCTCAGCGAGGCAAACAGATCGGCAACGCCGGCCTGTGTGGCGTCGTAGGTTTCCTGCAGCACAGCAGCAGTTTCAGGGTCAAGCGAGCGGTACTTCGTGCGCTTTTTGTCTGACCCGAACAGCCCGCCCTTCTTCTTTTGGTCCTCGTATGACTGGCCAAGGAAGTCACCATTGGCGACAGAGAATGCCATGCCGTAGTTTTTGGTTTCCCAGCCACCGCCGAAAACCGAACTCATCAGTCCGCCGATGGTGGCGACGGGGATTCGCAGCGCCTTCGAGAGGAAGCTGCTATCGCCAAAAACCTTGGTGATACCGTTCTCGTAGGCGTTGATCACCTTCGCGCCGAGGCGGACACCGGAAAACTCGTCGTCAAAGTCCTTCGGCTTGAAGTCGTAGCCGTTGGAAATCGCGCCGTAGCCCTTAACGGCCATGTAGAGGCCGGCAATTGGGCCAACGATGGCGCCTAGGTTGCCCGCGATACCGGACAGGCTGCTGCCTGCGCCTGCTTGCGCTCCGGCATAGGCGGCATTTCCAATCTGCCCTGATACGACCGACTGGCCGAGACCGAACCCGGTCCCCGCAGCCGAACCAGCGCCCGCTGCGGCAGACCCGCCAAACCACCCTGAAACCGTGCCCCAGGCCGAGGACGCCAGGTTGCCGTAGTAACCGGCCGCACCCTGTAGCCCGCCCATGATGCCGCCAGACTGGTAGCCAGCCAGCGCAGCCGGGCCGACGCCGGTGAACATGCTGTACGCGGTCTGGCCGTAGTTGAGTAGCTTGCCGAAATCAAGGCCGCCGCCACCAGAACCGCCGCCGAGCAGCGAGCCCCATATCCCGTTGTTACCCTGGGTGCCGCCGCCAATCCCCAGCGACGCCCCGATCTGCATGATGATCGGCTTGGTAATGGCCATGTGTGCCAGTTCGGCCAACATCTGCTTGAAGGCATTGGTCAGCGAATCGCGGAACGATGAGAACCCATCACCGATGTTGCGCCAGGCGTCGGCGAATGCACCGTCAACGCGGTCTAGCGCGCCTTCGGTCCATTGCGCCCATTCGGAGGTGGCCTTCGTGTTGTCCTTGTATTGCCGCTCAAGTTCAGCCAAAAGCTCGGCGGTGCGCTCTGGGCTACGCTCTCCGCGCTCCATCGCATCATTCAGCCGCTCGACGTCTTTCTGGTACTGGCTGGTTGCCTTGCCTACCGGGTCGAGCTGATCTTCGAGGCGCTGCAGCTCCTTGCGGTAGTCCTCGATAACGTCGCCAGGGCCGGTTGCGTCTGCGCCGTCGATGGAGTGGTTTAGACGATCAATGGCCTTGGCCAGCTGGTCGCCTGACAGGTACTGCTTGAGCAGCTTGACCTGCTCGTTGTATTGACGCTGCGCTGCGGCAGCAGGGTCCAGGCTGTCCATAAGCCGCTGGAATGCTTGCGCCTGTTGATTCGTGCCGGCTAGCGACCCCTTGCGCGCCTCGTTGAGCCTGTAGGTCTCGGCTGCTAGCTTCTCAGCCTCTGCGCGCTCCTCTGCCGTGGCATTCGCCCCCAGCTTCTGGACCGCGACGTACTTCTCGCGCTCAATCGCTGACATTCCCGCTAGCTTGGCTTGCTCGCGCAGACCTACCAGCCCTTCATTGGTCGCCGCCTTGTTGCTCTGGAGCTGCTTTCCTTCGTCGGTGAGCTGGGCAATGCGGCGATCTTGGATCTCGACGATTTCGCCATTGATGCGCTTCAGGCCATCCTCGAAGACGGCCTGCTCTTTGGAGGAAAGGAGGGTTCGTCTTTTAGCCTGCTCATAGCGCTGCTCAAGAGCGGCCCGTTCGGCGACCAGCTTATTTAGCTTCTCCTGGTCTGTGAAATCTCCAGCCGTGAACCGGATACCTTTCGAGAGCGCATCGATCAGCTTCGCCAGGCTGGACGAGGCGCCGATTGTCTTGTCCAGTTCGGACAGGGCGCCGCCAAGGTCGTTACGCAGCGCTGATCCTGCCTGGGCTACAGTGCGCGGCAACTTGGCAAACTCGCGGTCAACATCGAACGCGCGATTTTGAAGCGATGTCAGCACGTCTTCGGCGGTAAGCTTGCCGTCCAGCATGAGCTGACGAAGATCCTTGAACGGAACGCCAAGGCCTTTAGCAATCTGCATCGCCAGCTCTGGCATACCCTCCAGAACCGAGTTGAACTCCTCTGCGCGGATTACCCCGGATGCCAAGCCCTGCCCAAGCTGCCGCAGGGCGTTGTTCATCTCTTCGGCAGAGCTGCCACCCACGGTGCCGATTTTCTGCAGGGTGTCCGTCAGGCGAAGGATTTGCGCATCATTGGCGCCAAGGTCGCCAAGCGAGCGATCCAGAGCCTCCCACAGACGCACCGTTTCGCCCAGGCCGCTACCGCTGCGGCGGGCAATGTCGTTCAGTTGCGAATAGGCAATCGCGGCCGCGCCTGCGCTAGTAGAAATGCGCTCCACGCGGGCTTGAAGTCGGGTGTACTCCTCGGAAAGCTGCTGCGTGCGGCGCAGGCTTTCGATCGTAATCATGCCGGCAACGGCGGGACCGAGGGAGCGAGCCGCGCCCGCCATTCTGTCGCTGGAATTGGCTAGGTCATTTACAGACGAGGCCGATTTCTTGCTTTCCTTGCCGACCTTCTCAATCTGAGACGAGGCAGAGCCGTAAGCAGCCCCGACCTTCTTTGCGGAGCGCTCGGCAGCATTGCCGCGCCCCTCCAGTTGATCAAGGCCGGTCGCAGACTTCTTGCTGGCGTCGCCTACTTTCGCAACGTCGCCAGAGGCCTGCTTGTAGGCGTCCCCTAGCTTCTTCGCCGACTTCTCTGCAGTCGTGCCCCGGTTGCCGAGGCGATCAAGATCTTTCTCTGCCCGAGCAACATCCGAAGTGTCGATTTGAATGGCAAGGCTGGCGATATCGACCATGGTGTTTTTCCTTCGGGCATAAAAAAACCGCCCGGAGGCGGTTTGTGTGGAGTTTTTCGGGTCGTCAGTTGGTGGACGGCTTTTTCGCCAACACCGACCAAACCAGCGATGCAACCCAGCCGATCAGCGTCCACCCAAGAAACAGGTTCAGCAGCGTGATAGCCACTGCGTTCGGGTGGTTACGGATCGAGCCGATGAAGGTCGGGACGAAGTAGACGATGACCAGTACGGCCAGCATCCCAAGCGATATACCGAAATCAGATTGCTGCATCCCCACCCCTCCCTGTCAGAAAGGGCCAATGTAGCAGATGGACTGTACGCATTCCCAGTTCCGGCAGTGGTGGCGCGGTGATAGCGTGCGGCGGCGCCATGTGGCGCAACACGACCAAGGAGGTCAACGTGACAGAGCAATACACCCACGCCGAGCTTATGTTTGCAAAGGATGTGCGCGGGGCGGCGTACCAACTTCGCAGATCAGAAACGCCGCGGCACCTACTTTCAAGCGACGACAGCGCTACACAAGCCGAGCTTGCCGATTGGCAGAAGTCACACCCTATTGATGGCTACTACCGCCGCACTCTAAACGACTACACCGAGGCTGCAGACATCATCCGGGGCATCCTCAAGCCGTAACCCGCGCTCTAGGCAGGCCGTCATAGTCCCAGTTCGCCATAAGCTCTGCGCTTTTGGCGGCCCGCTCTGTATGGCGAGCAATCGATCGCAGCGCTTCCAGCATCTGATCCTGCTTCGACTCCATCGCTTCCAGTCGACGCTTCAGCTGTTCAACTTCGCTATTCATATGAATTCCTTCGTTCATTTTGACCGCATCACCTCAAGCGCGGCGATCTCCATCACGCGCACCCCAGCAAAAACCTCGTTCTGGTCGCGCTTCTTGATGCCCTGCAGGCGCATGACGGGCTCAATCACCGAGTAATCCAGCCCGGTCGCGCCGGACATTCCGGTCCGCCACTGCGTCTGCATTGCTGCGAATACCTCGAAGGCGTCCCAGTTGTCCGGCCAGATTTCGATTTCAACCTCGAAGTCTTCAGCCGAGAACCCGAACGCCTCCATTTCATCGTCAGCGGCCGCGCCCTGGTACAAGGCGCGAGCCGCAGCGATCAGTTTCCCCGGCGTGCCTGGGTGATCTCTGTGATGTAGGCGCCGAACAACTCGCGCGGGGCGCCTGCGAAGTTCTGGCAAAGCAGTTCGATCGACTCTTTACCGAACGGATCGTCCAGCTCCCAGCCCGCCAGAATGTCTTCCATAAGGTCAACGTCCTTGCGTTTCTCGATGCCCTTCATCAGCTCGGCCAGCTGGTCGCGGGTGCGGTGCTTGAACTCGAAGTTCAGTTCGACGCTTTCGCCGCCGTGAACCGGGATTGCCACTTTGGCCTTGAAGGTCGGGGCAACAGCAAGTTTGAATTTAGCCATGGGATGTTTCCTCTTCGGGGATTCGATAAAAAAGAGGGCGCCAGACCGTCTCCGGCGCCCTTTGCAGCAGGTTCTGCGAGATGGCTGTCAGTTAGGCCGCGTAGCGGGTCGGGCGCGACAGCAGCGAGAACGAGCTGTTCACGGTGTCGACTTGGCCTTTGTTCTTGGTCGGCGTTTCGTTCAGCGAGACGTAGCCGTAGTAGTAGATTTTCGAGCCGTTCTTGTTCTGCATCAGCAGCGGGCGAATGGCGCGAGCATCGGCGGCTTTCTTCAGCGCCTGATAACCGGCAAGGCTCGGGTCGTCGCCGATCTCCATGGAGATGGACTGCGCCGAGTACATGGTCGGGATTTGGATCTCGAAGTCGGATTCCAGCGGGCTCACAGTGGCGAACTGCTGTTCACCGCCCGAAGTGCTGATGCCGATGATCTGGCTGACCTGCGTGAAGGCGGTCACCTTCATAGCCGAGCCGCTGGACGTGCCGACCGGGAAGGCCGAAGTGTCGCTGGTGTCCAGGCCTTCGAGCTGGAAGGTGCCGGAAGCCGACGCAGCCACGCGGAACACGCGCTCGTTGATGCGCTGCCAGCCGGACTTCAGGACGATAATGTCGCCGTCAAGGAAGCCGTGAGCGGTTGCGGTAACGACTGCGGTTGCGGCGTTGCTGATGCCAGTGATGGCAACAGGCGTGCCGAAGGTGGTGCCGAGGTGGATGGTAGTACCGTCTGGTATTGAGAACGCCAATTGATATCCTTTGCGGCCGCATGGACCGACGCTTGAGGGTTAGTGCTGGAACAGCGGGCACAAAAAAACCCGCGCATTGGCGGGCTCTCTTGATTCTTGAAATTGGTTAGGTGTCGGCTCGGTACTTGAACCGGACGGGCACCATGTAATGCGTGTCGCCTGTTAGGCCTGGGTACTGGCTGCAGGGCGACGTTATCTGGACCCAAAACGCGCCGGACTCAAGCCGTAGCGCCATGGGGAATAGCTCGGCTAGCTCCTCTGCCAGCGTCTCAGCCGTGTTCGGGCCATTGCCTAGCGGTACATGCACCGACAGTTGGAACAGGCCCATGTAGCCGCGATGGGCGCCCTCTAGATCGATACTCTGCGTGTCAGCCGGCAGCAGGCTTGCGCGGATGTATGAGCCGGTCGGCGGCGTGAACTTCACGTTGTCCCACGCAACCGGGATCGGCTTAGCAGTCGCCCACGTGTTCAGGCGGCTCTGTAGCAGGCTGCGAATCAGCTTGTTGCTCATGTATCCAGCTCCCGCACTGCCTGGTTGACGAAAGTTTGAAACTCGGTTGCCGTGACACCGGCCACGCCAAGCGGCGCCTGGGATGAATGCCCCATCTCGAGTCGATATGCATAGGGCGCATTGTTCGCCAGCCAGATCGAATTGATACCGCTGCGATAGGAAGCCAGTACCGCCGCCCCTGCCGCATTGGTTGCGCTGCCGCTGGCGTCGGCTCGTGCAATCTCGTCCCGAGCCGGCGCGCCGAAAGTCACTTGCCAGTTACCCCGGAAGCGACCGCCGACATAGCCAGCCGGACCATCCCCTTTCCACAGATCAGGATTGCCAACCGGGGAGCGATCAACGACCTTGGCGAGCATGTCGATGCCGACCTTGCGCACGACCGTCTCGGCGTTGCCCTGGGCCTTCTCGATGAACTTGGACAGATCAAGCGCGAATGCCATCGGGTCACCTCATGATCGACGCGGAGTAGACAAGCGCTGTGCAGGCCGGATTGGATGGCGTAGCGCCAAGCATCTTCCAGTCCTGCCCTTCGTACTCAACGACGCAGCCCGGACCAGGAGGCCAGAGCAGCCCCTTTGCCGCGATCTTCAGCGCCCGGATGTTCGATTCGATCAGCGTTCCGTTCACAAGGCGGTTATCGAATGCCTCGACAGTGCCCTTGCTCGCCGGCAGGACGATGACCTTGATGGCTTGCGTCTCGGTCACGCCTGGGGTCACCTCGCCCGTTGCCGGGTCGTAGGCATCCTCGGTCACGCGCTTGAGCGTCAGTTCCTGCCCGAACTCTTCGATCATCTCGACGGCCAGCGCGGCCATTTCGTCATAGAAGGCGCTCATGTCACCCCCTGATCAGTCGGACCTGATTGCCGCCTAGGTATGGCCGAAGCAGCGCCATCGCGAACGCCTCGCCCGCCGTTACCGCCTTACCGCCAGCGGCATAGGTGGTGCTTTTCGAGACTGCGCCGTCTACGGCTACCGACTCGGACAGAACCTCACGACCGGATGCCCCATAGAGCGCCCCTGATGCCGCCTCGCGTGCGATCTCAGCCCCGGCCTGTACAACCGCGGCGGGAACCTCTTCGAACGCCGGGAGCGGCTTTGCGCTAAGCCATGTATTGGCCATCAGCACCGCGCGAGCAGGGTCGCCAGTACCGGCCCAGCCTGCACCGAGCAGCGCGTCTACCTGCGCGACAGTGATGTAATCCATGGGTTACGCCTCGGGTTTCGGCTTGGGCTTGCGCGGCTGTGGCTCGTCCTGTTTCTTGCGACTGCGCTCAACCTTTTGAATGGTGGCGAAGTCGACGGGCTGGCCTGGGACCAACCCGTCTTCGTTTAACTTTGTCATGCGCCCTCCTCAGGGAGAGGCAGGGGCCGAAGCCCCCGCTCTTGATCAGTTGGTGACGAGGAAGCTGATCGGGACGTTCTTGCGGTCAACCACGCGGGACCATGCGGCATCAGCGGCCAGCTCTGCCAGGCTGAACGAAACGCTCGCCGGAGTGCCGGTGTTCTGGTAGCCGAACGGATGCAGAATCCACGTCTTGCGGGTCCACAGCGTTTCGACGCCAGCGCCGTTGCCCTGGTTGGCTTCGCGCTGAACCTCAACCGGCATGACCGGAGCGCCGTCGCCGTAGCCGAACGCGCCTTCGCCGAAGATCACGGACGTGTACTTGAAGCCGCTGGTGGTGCCAGCAACAACAGGCAGGCCGTCGTCCACGATCACGCGCAGACCCATGTAGGTTGGGATGGTCAGGCGACCCTGGCTATCCGGCACATACACGATGTCGTCGTTCTTCACCATCTGCTTCATCACGGCAGAGTGAACCGCGATGGCACGCAGCGCATCAGCCGCATCGCCCATGGTGTAAACGGCGTCGGTGAAGGTGTCGCGGTTGAACTTGGTGGTTGCGGTCTGCGAGGCGGTCGCTTCGGCGGCCACGTTGATAACCATGTCACCGGAGTTGTTCGCCACGTTGTCAGCCAGGACGCCGTTGCACGAAGCAATCAGGCGGCGCTGCCATTGACGCAGCCAGTAGGCGTCGACGCGAGCGCGGATCTGGTCCATTGCACGGCTACCCATGGCCAGCTCGGAGGCCAGATCAGCAGCAGACAGGCCTTTGTTGAGGAAGGCTTTACGCGCGATCTGCTCGCCCTGGACGATCTTGTCCGGGGTTGCCAGGGTGGCAGGGTTGTCAGTTGACAGGTTCGGCGCAACGGTGGCGTCGATATCCTTCCAGAATGGCAGCTCTGCAGTCTTACCGGCTGCGGTGGCGATGCCATCCAGCAGGGAGTTACGGGTGACGACGCCAGACTCGAAGAACGCCGTCTTCTCGGGGCTGTTGACGGACGGCAGGTCTTGGAAAACCTTAACGTCGATGATGTCGCTCAGTTGAACAGTGGCCATGGGGGTTATTCTCCGGTGCCGTAGTAGTCAGTTTTAAGGCGTTCGTAATGGGCAGGGTCGCGCTTGCGAATGTCCGACAGTTCCGCGCCTGAGTATTCGTTGAACTTCTTCACGGCCCCGCCGTGGTTGCTGCTAGTGGAAGCCCCGCCCCCGGTTACCCCGCTGGCATCAACCAGAAAGGGGTATTTGCTCTTCAGATGGGCCAGCACCTTTTCATGCTCGACCTCTACGCCGCCGATCTCGAAGCGGACCCCGGCGTCTGTGTGTTTGGCCAGTTGCGCGACCTTCTCCGCTAGCAATTCGCTGCGGTCGCGGTCTTTCGATAGCTGGCCTGCCAGGCGCTGCGCTTCCAGGCTGATCTCCTGGCGCTGCACCTTGCTTTGGAATTCGGTGAACTTGTCGGCAAGCTCCTTCTTGGCTTGCTGCTCGCGTTCGTACAGGGTTTTGAACTCCCCCTTTTCGCGCTGGCGTTCCTCTTCGGCGGCTGTCTGAGCCTCTTCGAGTTCGCGGGCGCGCTGCTTGGCGGTCTTGGTCTCGCCTAGCAATTCATCGAGCTTTGCTTTCAGGCCGCCCGTCTCTTTCTCGACTGCTGCCTTCATTTCGTCGGCGGTGAATGCCTCGACTTCTGTACCGTCTTGCAGGATCAACTTAGCCATGTGCCCTCCGGGCGTATGGAGCCGGTCACTGACCAGCAGGCAATAAAAAACCCGCACTAGGCGGGTTCGGTTTGAATCTTGGTTGCGGGCTAATCGCCGCCTAACTTCACTTCGCAGCGCTGATAGACGCCGATCGGATAGCGCATGCTGAGCGTTTGGTATTCTCGAATATCAACATAGAGGCCGGTCGGTGTGTCGCCGAACTCCGCTTTGATCTCATCGAAGGCGGCCTGCATGTGACGATTTATGATCGCCTGCATGGCCTCCTTGGTATTGCGGTAATCGGTGATCGTCTTTTCGATACTCACATCACTACCCTCTCGCCTTTCATGGCGCACAGGAAGCAGACGCGCTGCTTCGTCGCTGTCTTGCCAATGCCGATCTTCGTTTCGATGTACTCACGCCCACCGCAACGGTGACACTGCGGCATAGCGCGGGGCTTCGGAGCCTTGCGCACACGCTCGCGCACCTGCTCGGCAGGCGTGTCGGGTGGCTTGGAGCCTTCGATAACGGTGAATCGGCGTTCGGTCATGCAGCGATTCTAGCGAACGACGCGGCATCACGCTCGCGCAATTCCTCAAGGGTCAGGTAGCGACCGTTCGGGCTGTAGAGGTCGGGCAGTTTCATCCCACCTTCGCGTATCAGCCTGCCGCGCTCCGGGCCTAACACCTGATCCTGTCGCGCTGCTGATTGACGATGTAACCACTGGCTGAAGTTCGTCTCGGCAGGCACTTGCCCGTCCATACTGGCGCGCTCGCTCGGGCTGATCTCGTCAATCGGAATGCCAAGCTCACGCCAGCTTTTGGTCACAGGCGTGGAAGTCGAGCGGCAGTTCCAGTGGATGCGTCCAGGCCCGGCCAGCCATTGCACCTTGTGCCCGATGGGTTTATGGGTCTGCGCGTCGTACTTTAGCCCGTCGCGTATGCGGCATGGCTCTGATGTTTTGGTGTCGAGCGTTGAGCGCCAGACTTCAGCCTTGATCAAGTCGCGGTTCGACTCAATGAAGTGGTCTCGGGCAACCGATGCCGTGTGACCGATAGCTGTTTGCACGACCGCCATCAAGTCGCGCCGTGGTCGCTGTAGCAGGCCGTCAGCGTAACCAGCAGCACGAGTGCCACGAATACCCCGAACGATCTCTGAGGCCGTCTTGCCTTCGACGTAGCCGATGCGGATAGCGTTCCGAATCTTGGTCATGCGCTCGGCTTCGATGTGGCTCGCCCACTCCTTCAGCAGCCGCCCTTGGAATGGCCGCGACATGGCCGCGCTGTAGACCTGAGCCGGCGCTACCGAGGCAATCGAATAGCGGACCAGTACCGGCGCGGGGATCACTTCACGGTAGAGACTGACCTGATAGCCAGACTCATACGCCGCGAAGGCCTGCAGCTCACCGCCCAGCGCCTCAGAAACGCTCGCATAGGCCGCTGCGTTCAATTCCCGCACCGACCCCAGCAGGCGCTCCAATCGTTCGACTGTGAACGAATCAGCCGGCATCCGCTCAAGGGCTGCGGCCAGTTCGGCAGCAAGGTCGGCATCGGTGCGATTTAGTAGCGAGATCATCCGGCGAATGACGCCTTCGGAATACTGCTGAAGGTCGACGGCATGGGCTGTCAGTTCATCGAATAGCAGCTCGTTGACGGTTGCCATCAGATCACCCCGAGCGCCGGCCCCTGTGCGGACAGCCGCTCCTGTTCTTCCTGCCAGTTGTATTCTTCGCTGATCACGCTGCGGCGCTGCATCTCGGCGAATAGCGTCTCGTCCGACAATTTGCCGGCGCTTGCCATGTTGAGCAGCAGCGGCAGCGACACTTCCGGCACGAAGTCAGCGTCAAAATTCCCGCGCATCTCGACAGCACCACCTTCCGGCAGGCCGCGATAGTCCGCGAATGTCTGCAGCATCTGCGCGATACAGTCAGCGAATTGCGAGGCCATACGGGCAAGCGGTGACAACTCTTGCGCCGCCTCCTCGTTCGCCTGTGCGGCCGTCTTGGTCTGCTGCTTGTCTTTCTGCAGCAGCTTGGCGCCGGCCATGCGCATTTCTTCGATGAGGTCTTGCAGCGATTCCCGGCCAGCAGTGATTGCCGCCCCGGTGTGCTCGACGTACTTCGCATCGCCGTCTTTCGGCATACGGGTTGCGCTGCCTGCGCTGATCACAAGCTTGAATTGCTCGTCGTCAGTGAACATGAACAGCAGCGGGACGCGGGCAACGTGTAGCAGGTTGTCCTGATCGCTCTGCGACTGCCAGTGCTTGACGTTCAGGTAGGCCAGTTCGAGCAATGGCGGACGAGCCGTCATCATGCCCGTGCGGCCTGTGTAGAAGGTCACCCAAGGGATATAGGTCAGGCTTGTGCTGCCTTCCTCGTGCATTGTCCAGCTGCCACCTTCCTGCTTGCGGTAGGTGCGCCACAGGCCAGGCTCTAGGACTCGGACCTGCTCAACCACTTTGACGCCGAAGTCACCATCAGGCACCTCGACCGATTCGGTAAAGCGAACCTGCAGCAGCTTGCCGCCCTCAGCACGCCAGCCCAGCACGCGCTCCGGGTGAATCAGTACGGCATACGGGCGAACCCCTGCCGCTTCCTCGTCCGCTGCGGTCTTAAGCTCACCGGCTTGCGGATAATCGATCAGCGCATGACACAGGCCATAGCTCAGTGCCGTGCGGAAATACTCGACAGCCCACGCATTAAGGTCGTTACCGCCTAGGTCCACGTCCTCGCACAGCTCAGCCACAACAGGCGGCACATCGTCGCCAATCTGCAAAGGCTCAGCGAATACGCGGCTGGTGTTGCTGTTCACTGTCTCGGCATAGGCAGGCAGCAGCGTGGAGAGGCGCAGACGGGACAAATAGGCGTCGTCTTCCTCCGCCGGGTACTGAGGCAGCAATGCTTTAGCGGCCTTGCGCATCGCGGCAGTGCCGCCCATCAGCGGGGCGACGATAGCCCAATCCTGGCGCATGGCATCCACGGCTGGGATTGTTTGGCTTGGGTCGTTGCTCATGGTCACATCCGTAGCGATTGAGTGTGTGTGGCGGCTTTCTTGATGGGGTACAGGTACGCCAGCGGGTAGCCCATCGCGTCGGCGCAATGGTCAAGCCCGGTGTCTTTGGCGGGGTCGCCGTTCTTGTCGTATGCCTGCTGTTCGAGCGTTTCGACTAGATGCGGGCAAAGCGCGGCGTTGACCTTCAGCCGGCGCTCGCCATTGGCCGCGCAGATCATCGCGTTGACCGAGGCCACGCGATCACGGACAGCCGGGTTTGTACCCTTGGCGCGAATCACGAAGCCGGCCTGGCGCAATATGGCGATGTCTGACTCTGCCGCGTTGACGCTCTTGTGAGCCGCGCCGCTTGCGTCTGGATAGACGGTGACGCTATGCCCTTGGTCCAGGTATCGCTCGCGTAGCGATTGCGCCATGGCGGGCGTATCTCGCACGCCTGTTAGCTCACCCACGGCAAGCGGGGCGCCTTCGCGGATGACGTAGACGACTGCAGTGCAGTTGTAGACGTTGAAGTCGAGGCCCACATGCACGGGCTCGTTTGGCCTCACAGTCTCATGCGTGCCGTTCAGCGCCCTGTCGAAGTCGGGATAAACCGCGCCGCTGGTGAGGTTGACGAACTGCCCTTCCAGGTAGGCCGACAATAGGTTCGGCGGATAGGCCGCTTCCAGCGACTCGCGATAGCCCTCGGGCAAGTGCTTGTTGCTGTAGGTCGGCGCCCGGTACATGACATAGCCATCGGCGCGGTTGCGCTGCCAGCGGTCGTATGCAAACCGGAAACCTTCCGGCGTCGTGGCCACCGCTGCGCTGTTCTGCGTGCCATCCGGCTTACGCTGGCGGCAGCGGGCAATAATCTTATTCCAGGCATCGCGGGCCTGTTCGGTCTTGAGCGTGTCCAGCTCGTCAATGCCGGCGTCCGCAATCTCGAAGCCGACGATGCGCGCGGGATTGTCCAGGGTGCGGAATATCACGCGGCCCAAGCCGCCGATCTCAAGATCGTTGCTCGACTTGTTCAGCCGGTACGGCACGCCCCATTCGGTCAGCTTCGACTCGAAGCGGTCCCATGCAATCAGGCGTATCAGGTCATATGTCGGCGCGAAGTACCCGACATTGCAGCCGGGGTTATCCCCTAGCAGGCGAAGCATCCGGCAGACCAGCGCCTCGGACTTGCCGGCACCGAAGCCACCCAGGAACAGCGGGAAGCGATCAGCCGCATGCACGAAGTCATACTGCGGGCCGGTCAGGCGGTGGATGATCTCAGGCATCGCGGGAAAACCTCACGGCGGTCTGCGTCATGCCTTCGCCCATCTCGCGGCGCATTCGCTCGTTGGTTAGGCGCTTACCTTCCAAATCCTCGCGGGTCTTTGTCAGCGACTCGATGCGCGCCAGGTAGCGATCAGCCAGCAGGTCGTAGCCGTCACCCTTCGCCATCAGCACACGATTCAGCAGAACCTTGGTCAGTCGAAGCTCTTGGTCGACCTGATCAATCTCGGCCGCATGGAAGTCTGCCTGCTCTTCGTCCGTCAGGTACTTGCTGTAGATCGATCCGGGCCTGGCCGCATTCTTGTTACCTGATTGGTCTTTCGGGCCAGTGCTCTTGCCGCCGTGTAGCTTGCAGCGCTTGGAACCCGGTACCGCGTGCCTCTTGCATGGTTCCCCGCTGCGGGTCTTTGATCCGCATAGGGCCATGGCTGGGCCTCATTCATGGGGTTGGTTATCGCGAACGATTCATTCAGCGTCGTTCGAACGTCATTCAATGACCTGCTGCATCCACTCCTCCACGATCCGCTGCAACACGGGCTCGGTCAGGATGCTGGATGGCTGCCTTCCGGCTATTACGTCGCGTAGGAGGCTGTGCGGTATCTGGTGCACTGCGTCAGACGCATCGATGATGACGTGAGGCTGCCTGTCGGTTAGCTCTACGACGTTGTGCATGGGAGCGCTCTCGGTTTACTGCCACCCACACCTCTTTCCCGATCATCACAGCGACACATGCTGCGATGTATAGGAACAGGAGGATGGCGTGGAGGCGTTTCATTGCGAGACCTTTCGCTCCGCCCACTTACCGGCCAGCGCCCGCACCTGATCCACGCCAAGCAAGCCGATCAGCCCGCCAGCGAATAGCGTCCAGGCAAGGTTTGCACCCATAGCGTTTACGCCGAGACCAACGAGCATGATCAGCAGCGCGCCGAAGGTGGCTTCGAGCAGCTTGGCCAGCGGACTCTTCTTGTCCCCGTACAGGTGAATGCGGATGTACGACAGAACGAAGGTCAGCATCATGGCCAGTCCGTGTTCGCGCAGGGCTGCAGCGAGGGCCACCCAAAATTCAGGGCTCTTCTCTGGCATCTTGGGCATCTCGGTTATCCCGCATGGGGCAGCTGGTGTTTGGTCCGGCCTCACATGCGCGTGCGATCCGCTCGGGGCAAGGAGGCAGGCGTGGGGCCGGAAATTGGTTAGGCGACTTGCGCCTGATGTGCTTGCTCGATGCGCGAGAAGCGTTCGCCAAATATTGCGCGACACTGCGCCTCGGCTTCGCTATGCGTGAGATCCGACATAGCCAGCATCGTGATTGGCTGGCCGCTGATCACTGGCCGATATACTCGCGTCGGCCCGGTCGGCGCATGGCTGGCCTCGCCCCTGGCCTGCATGATCGCTTCTTTCTGATCTGCTGTTAGCGCCATTGATGCGAGCCTCTGCGATAGCGAAGTATTCAGGGTCTAGCTCGATGCCGATAAACCTACGGCCAAGCTGGGCGGCCACCTTGCCGGTCGTGCCGCTGCCCATGAACGGGTCGAGCACGGTGTCTCCTGGATTCGACCAAGAGATGATGTGGTCGTGGGCGAGCTTTTCGGGGAAGGGTGCAGGATGGCTTGTCTTTGACTCGCCAGCAGCGAGCCATACATTTCCCGGCACCTTTAGCGCAGCCGTCACGCCGCCCTTATGCTTTGTCGCTCTTACGCCTGACGCATCATGCTGCATCGTTCCTGTTCGCGGCTTTCCCGCCAGCTTGCTGGGCACCTTAACCGGCGACCAGGTGGCGAGCTTCCCTTTGGCGAGAACGAACATGTACTCGAACGCCTGCTCGTATCGGTTGTGCGTGCGCGGTATCGGGTTCGGCTTACCCCATATCATCGTGTCGTGCAGCCGAAAGCCGCAATCTATCGCATGCAGCGCCTGCTTGAAGCTGGTGCCCGTCTCGCTGCCCTTGATCGTGGCGTCTGCCACTACCCACACGACCACGCCGCCATCTGCCGTCACGCGGTAGAGTTCGGCAATCACGTCACGCCAGACATGCTCACCCCACAGCGCGTTGTTGCCGTTATAGGTGCGCAGGTTGTCGTATGGCGGGCTTGTGACGGTCAAATCAACGCTGCCATCTGGAATTTCCGCCATCACCTCAAGGCAATCACCCAGGCGAAGGTCGAACATACGGAACTCCAGAATGCAAAAAGCCCCGCACAAGGCGAGGCCGAAAGGTGTAGAGCCCGACTCCCCGCACGTCTACGGGGCGATACTCGTTATCGAGTCGCGCAGTGTGCTGCGTGTTGGTGCTAGACCGATTCGCAAGCAGGCCGGGGGTTAGGGTTGCACTGCATTGCACGTTAGGCCGCCTAAGCTGCCTTGGCTTTGCACATTAGTGCGCGATGCGGTGCGAATGGGTGCGCTGGGTGGTGAGCCCTCATCAACCGTTTGCGCATAAAAAAGCCCCGGCATTTCTGCTAGGGCTTTCTGAAGCGGTAAAACCGCAATTTGTGCCAGATTGCCAGATCGGCGTTAACACGTCAACAGGTACGACATGTAAATTAAGCTGCCATTCGTCGATCAAATTCCGACTCGACGTAGCCGTGTACTCGACTCAGCATGTCCTTCACCTGGTGGCGGGATTTGCCCAGCTCCTTTCCGATCTGCTCCATCGTGCGGTTGTGGCAGTAGTACATGTGCACGGCCTCGGATGCCTCCGGATAGCGCTGCTGCAGGCGGGCCACTACCGCCGATACCGTCTCCGCCTCTTCATCGGTGATCGCGGCATCTGGCGCGTGAGTGCTGGGAACGTTGTCGCGCATGATGGCCAGCATCGGAGAGACGTACCGAGGCACACCTGTCTTCTGCCATACCCAGATGCCCCATTGGGTCAAAAGCTCTTCGGCGCTCTTCATGCTGCTGCTCCCCGTGCTGCTGCCGCATCGCGGCGAAAGAAGGTGCCGCCGACGCAGTGAATTAGCGTCTGCTTGCCGTTTGCGTAGGTGATGTCGTGCGTCCAGGTCCAGCCGCTCGGGCTGTCGGTGTTGTAGCCCATGTCCATAAGAGAGCTGGTACCGACCGAGCGGGCCCCGTCGATGATCTCTGCGCCGTGTGAATGGCCTTTCACGACCTTGGCGCCGATGGTGGCGAAGCTTTTGGTCGATCCGCGGGCCCCGTTAGGCCCTTTGTGGCCGTGCCACCCGTGTTCAATTCCGTGACGCATGAAGGACTCGCCGGGCTTCAGCCACAGCAGGCGGTCGCCGTGCTTCATCAGCTTGTCCATCCAGTATTGGAATGGGTCGCAGTAGCTGCCCTCGTGGATGGCCCGGAGCATGGCCGCCTTCGTCTCGTGGAAAACGAGGGTGTTCTCCATGTCGAGGGCGTGCTCTGCCTTTTCGAGCCACTGCGTGAAGTGGTCGTGGTGGTTCGAATTGACCATCACCGTCTTGTCAGCGAAGCCGGACAGCAGATCGACGTGGCGAGCGGTCACCTTCAGCTCATGCAGCACGCCGCTGGTACCGCTCACGTGCCGGCGAAACTTCTCGAAGAACTTGGCGTGGTGGCTGGCCGATCCAAAGTTCAGCACGTCATGCAGCACCAGGGCCTTGGGGCGGATCAGCTCGGCAAGCTCCTTGGTGGCCTGCGTAACGACCGGAGAGGCCATCTCCGCATGGATGTCGCCCATGGTCAGCACATCGGCGCGTGGCGCCGGCTCTGCGCCTTTCACGGTGTACTTGGTGGCCAGGTCGATAAAGCTGCCGTCCTTCATCGGGCAGATGTGCCGGATGTGCGTGCGAGGGCCATCCACTTCGACCACTACGGCCCCGAGCGTGTGGTGGAACTTGCCCGAGGCGCCCGCATTGGTGTCGCTGTAGTTCTCGACGGTGCAGGCTCCGGTGCTCATCACCAGCTTGGCCGGAACGCCAGGGTTGGTGGCCACGGTCTTCAGTGCGATTTTTGGGTGGCCGATGATTGCCGAGGCGGTACCGGTCACCGTCTGCCACTTCTGCAGAGGGTTGACTGCGGTCGGCTGGGTCTTGATGTCGGCCAGCACGATCAGGTCGCGGGCAATCTTGGTCCGCTCACTGACCAGGTAAGGCACCAGGCGCGAATCCCACCACTCGTCATCGCGCTTGGCGTCGCGGTTGGTCGGGTTCTGGTACCGGAGAGGGATGACCATCAGGCGCGCACCGATCTTGGAGCAGTACAGCTGCAGGCTCTTCATGAAGCCGGCGTGCGCCTTTGTCGCGTTTACGGCACAGGTGATGACGAATGTCTCGCCAGCAGCACTCACCTCGACCGGTGCCGATGCTGGCTGCAGCAGGCCAAGTCCGAGCAGGCGCGACCGGTGACGCTCCACGTTGCGGATGTCTAGGCCTAGCAGTGCCGCAGCCTTGGCGTTACTACGCCCCGTCATGACCTCGACTAGCGTTGCGTCGTCGTGTTTGCGTGCGACCATTAAGCGGCCTCCCCCTGCTGCATCAGAATTCGGATTGTCTCGATTGCGCGCCCGCTCTTGATCATGGCGGGGTCGCAGCGGTAGACGCGCCACCCAAGGCGGGCAGCGGCGTCGTATTTCTTGAGGTCGGCAGCGAAGCCGGCGCCGCGGGTGTGTCTACCCCCAGCCCAACCGCCGCCCTCGCACTCGATCAGCAATCCGTGCTCTATCAGCGCGAAGTCAGCGCGCCAGTCCTGCAGCCCAGCTTTCGCCAGACGATCACGCAGGCCCTTACCAGGCCCTCCACAAGCTTCAGCAGCGAAGCGGTACTCTCGGATGGATTCGATGCCTTCCGCGCGAAGGTGAAGGGCTAGCGCGTCCTCAGCCTGGCTCGCGGTGGATTTTCCCGATCCCGCACTTTTCTCCGGCTTGAGCGTGGTTTGGGCTGAGGCTTTACGGATCGGGAAAGTCATTTACCGGCCCTCGCCTTCATCCACTCGGCAACCGCAGGACGCACAGTTTCGGGCACACGATCCATCAGCTCGCGCCCCCTCGCTTGCCGCGCTGGCCCGGTCATGCCCTTGAGCTTGTGCAGGATCAGATAGCCGTGCTTCTGCGCTTCGATCTTCATCCGCTCCGCTGCTGGCAATGAGGCCAGATTGAATGAGCCATTCCCGGCCAACGCCGTCGTAGTGCTCGCCGTCATCGCCTAGCCTCGCCTGTAGATCGATCCGAGATACCTTCATGCCAGTTCCGCCTTCTCGGCATCGGTGCGGCAGTCAATGGTGTTCTGCTGGCCAAATTGCGCTTCTTGCACATTGCCCAGGTGCGCGAGCAGGCGCTCCAGATACCAGCGGGCCTTCTTCACGTCCTCGATGCCGTCGCTCGACCATTGGGCGATGGCTATCAACTCAAGCGCGGCGGCAACATCAGGATCAGCCTCTCCCTCGACGATGGCCGCTAGCGCACCAATCGGACCGGACGGAATCTCGCTCCAAGCTACCCCTGACCAGATGCGCTGTATCGTCATGGCCGACACGCCAAACCGAGAGCCTATCTCTGCGCAGGTTCCGCATCCCTCAAGTGCGCGGATAGTCAGCACCTGGTTGGCACTTAGCTTCGCGGACGGGTTGTCGCCGCCCTTGTAGTCAGTTCCGTGGATATGCTTGTGCGAATGGTTGGCCTTGGTTGTGCCTTGGCGAAGATTCCAAACCGAATTATTGGTGCGGGTTCCGTCGAGGTGGCACACCTCTAGGGACGGATCAAAATCCAGGAAGGCTTCAGCCACTGCGCGATGCGCGTAATAGCACTTGTTCCCTTCCGGGCTGGAGACAACGAACGTGAGATAACCGTTTTTCAGGGGAACCAGCTTTCGCGGATTCTTGCCCTTCATGCGGACGCGACCTTGCGATGAGATTTCATAGCGGCAGTCTAAAGGAAACTCTCGCCACTCCTCAGAGGATGCCCTTGCGCTCATCTCTCGGTCCAAGTACCAGCACGCCTTGCCCAGATCCTCTAGCGGCCGGCCCTTGTCTCTGAATCTGAAAACATATTTGAAGGCATTTCCGAGGCAGAAGTTGAGCGATTCGGTTACGTCGATGCACTCAACCGAGCCGCGGGTGTAGTGGGTTGGGTTGATTGCGTCACTCATTGCGGCTTCCTCGTTGCTCTGTTGTTTGCGATCAGTGGTATCTGGTCGGGCTTTAGCGGCCATGGGTGTTCCTTACGGCAGTCGTGGCAGTACAGGGTCTGCTCAGGGCTGTAGCCGGTTGTCTTGTGGGTGGCGTCGATGGGGCAGGTCTTCATGCTGCCCCCTTCACAGTCAGCAGGCCCATGCGTATCCAGATCAGCTGGGTTTCGGCCAAGGCGCGCAGCAGGTCCGCGCCAGTGACTGCCGGGGCTGCTGCCGTGCGCGAATCAAGTCGGTCATGGCAAGCACTGCACGCGAACACGGCGATCATGTCCGGGCCTTTCATGCCCATGCCCTTTTGCCCGCACGGCAGATGGGCAAGGACGGTTGTCTCCGTGTCGAAGTTGCAGACGCCAGGCAGGCGAAGGGTGCAGGACTGGCCGCGAGCCGAATCGCGGAGCTTCTTGGAGACGATTCGGCTCATCACTTCACCTCCATAACAGCGCCAATGAGGACGCACATCGTCGCGACGAAGGGCTGGCCGGCGAACAGCGCGAAGAGAGCAATGAGCCAGATCATGCGGCTTGCTCCCCGAGCAGATCACCGAAGAACACGCCGCGCCCGGCGTAATCCCACGCCATCCCTCCTGCGGTTTTCTGCTTCTTCTTAGCTGCAGCGCAGATGCAGGGCTTGCTTACGCCGGTATGCGCCACTGCGGACTCCATCGACGGGAACCAATGACCCTGCCCTGCGCGACTGGATACCACTGGAGTCCTGCAGGAAATCAGCCCTGTATCCATGGCGTGCCGCATATTCTGCTGGTGAGTGCACCACTCAAGGTTTGACGGGTGCGGGTTTGACTTATCGCCATCAAGGTGGTTGATACAGGGCAGCCCTTCGGGGTTTGGTACGAACACTTCAGCGACGAGGCGATGGATCAGGTACGCCTTCGCCTTTCCGTCTACCTTGATGATGATCCTTGGGTAGTCGCTCGACTTCTTCCTGGAAACTAGGCGCTCCGAGTAGCGCTTGGTCACGCCGCCCGCATCGACCCGCTCATGAGCCATGCGCTTAACGCGACCCAGCGAAGACACCATGTACCGCCCAGGAAGGCTTATGCTCTCTTTCCATACTTCGTTCATCAGTACCGCCCCCCCCAGTTGTCCCTCTGGGTCCAGCGGACTTGGTGCTCAGCACCGAATGCCGATACCCACTCGATCAGCGAGGCGCACTTCTTCACGCCCAGCTTCGAGGTTTTTTCGTAGATGACATCGAAGCCGTTGCCGTCGAGCGCGGGAATCATCGTGGCGTTCTCGCCGATCTCGCGCAGCCAGGCGGCGGTGCAAAGGCGCTTCCAGATCAAGATGTTCCACTTCTTGCCAGCGTGCTCTACCTGCTTGGCAATGTCGGCCAGCATCGCGTGCAGCTTTGCGTTCTGCTCTGCGGTGCGGTCTTCGTCGCTAATGGCCAGCTTGCGTGGCTGCTCCAGATCTACGGACTGAAGCCAGGCGATGGCGCGCTGGCGGTCCATCTCGTTGCGCAGGGGGAAGGTTGGGTCAGCCATGACGGCGCGCCTCCCGCTTGTCGTGGTCGTCCTGGCAGGAGATGCAGCGCTCTGCCCACGGAGCAGCGGCGCGACGCTTGGCCGGGATAGCCTCGTCGCAGTCGGCACAGAACTCAGCGCCCTGCCCCTGCAGCCGTTCACGCACCATCGCCACGCCACCGATACGATCCGCTTCCTCTAGGCCAGAGGCGCGGTCTGTTACGTCGGGGGCTGTGCGGGCCTGCTCGAAGGCTTCTGTCATCTCCGAAAAATCACTCATTTCGAGGACTCCTGCTCCGCCAAGGCTTCTGTCTTGTGCCAAACCGCGGATGGATCGCTCTCCAGCTCCTCAATCAGCTCGGGGGCAAGGTGGCGCACCACGGCCCATAGCGCCGACCCGAAATCGCTGCTGTCGTCGAAGTAGATCGCACTGACCGCCTCGTGCAGGGCGCGCGATACCGCTCCACGCTCCACAGACTGAGCTTTCATCTGGTCGATCTCTGATTCCGCCTGCCGCAAGCATCCACGAATCACTTCCAGCGTGTCGCGGCTTACTTCGAACCGGCAGTCGACGGTGTTCTTGTCAGCTTGCAGCCGCTCGTTCTCCGCGATCAGCCCGAGGACTTCCGCGGAGTCAACCATGGCCGGGCCAGTCATCACTTCCAGATAGCGCTTCAATTCGTCGTACTTGCTCATTTGCTCGCTCCTACGCCGCGCTGGGTGCTTCCGTCAGCACAGACGACGCGATTGTCATTGCCGCGGGATAGACCTATGCCTGCCCCGGTTGTGTGTCGTATCTGGTAGCCCTGGCGCTGCAGGAGCTGGATGGCGTGCTGCTGGAGGGGAGTCATGCGGCCACCTTTTGGCGCTTGGCTTGGATGCGGCGCACGAACTCAGCCGCGATGAACTCGGGGCGACTGTTCTGGCCGTAGGCGTTTTGGGTTTTTGCGTTGAGCGGCGTATGCAGGAGGCGCTTGGATTCCTCGAGCGTTTCGCGGTCCATCCAGCGGTTCAGCATTTCCGAGACCAGCTCGCCTGCCATGCGGGTACCGTCGAAGTACTCGATGCTGCGGGACTGCAGAACGCGGGCGTATTCCCGGTCGCCGTAGTACTTGCGCACCAGGTTGCAGACCTCGGTCATGTTCATGGTCACGGCGCCGGCCGGGGCGAAGTAAGCCAGCGTGCCCTGGTACCAGAGGTTGCTGCGGAAGTGGCTGCCGCCGTGGGCGAAAACGACGGGGCACCCTGTCTTGGCCTCAACGTCAACCGCCTTTTCGATCTCCTTGGCAGTCGGGCACGGACCTTTCACTTCGAGATACATGCCGCAGGCTGGCAGGTAGAAGTCAGGCAGGTACCAGCCGTGGCGGGTCTCCATGATCTGCGGCTCGTAGATCCAGCGGACACGCAAGGCGTCCATGAACTTCGCCCAGATGGTTTCCGAGTGCGAACGCATCTCGTAGCCGGCGTAGGGGAAAATGGTCTGGTCCATTAGCCTCTCCCCATCATCGAGCGAAGATTCTTGGCCGGCGCCGGCTTGCTCTGCGGCGCATAGTCTTCTTGCTGATGCTGAGCACACGGAACGAAGCGGGCCAGGGCGCCTTGGAACTGGAGCAGGCAGAACCCCGGGTTGGCGTGACGGCACTTCACGATGTTCATCTCGGTGATGCCGTTCTTACCGCGGTCGGTGTCCATATCGCGGTGAGCCATGATGATGATGTCGGCGTCTTGCTCGATCTCGCCGGAGTCGCGCAGGTCGCTCATCTGCGGCTTCTTGTCCGCGCGGGATTCAATGCTGCGGTTGAGCTGGGCAAGCACGACGACAGGGATGTCCAGCTCTTTTGCCAGGCGCTTGAATCCCCGGGTGTATGCGCCCAGTTCTTGGTTGCGGTTCTGGTACCGGTCGGCCGGGTCACTGGCGATAAGACTCAGGTAATCCACCACGATCAGGTTCAGCGGCTTGGCGCGATGCTCGAAGCGGGCGATGGAGCAGATACGGGAGAAGGTCAACCCAGGCTTGTCACAGATGCGAACGTCTGCCTCTGCCATTCGGGCGACGGCGGCTTCCAGCTGAAGCTTGGAGGTACCGTCCATGACGGCCTCGCCAGATTCAATCCAGTTCTGGGTCACGCCCGAGATGGATGCCAGCGAACGCTTTGCCAGTTCCTTCTTCGCCATTTCCAGCGAAAAGATCAGTGCGCCGCCCTTCCCCTTGATCGCAATCTGGTCAGCCAGGCCGGTACCCAACACGGTCTTGCCGGTACCGGGGCGCCCAGCAATGATCGCCAAGTTCCCCGGGCGAACGCCGTTGATGATGTCGTCCAGATCGCTAAGGCCGAACTTAAGGCCCATCTGCTGCACGCCGTCGATACGGTCCTGCATGTCGACGAAGACTTCGCCAAGCGCTTCACGGATGGTCACCACGTCCGGCGACTCCTCGTGTACGGCAAGGTCCATCGCAAGGCGCTGCGCGGTCGATACCTGCTCGGCCAGGTTGCCGGCCTGCTGGGCCAGCTCCATGATCTGCTGGCCAGCCTCGTACAGCTTCCGAGCCCTGGCGCGCTCGACGACGATTCGCCCGTAGTGCACGCCATTCGCTGCGCTCGGCACGTTGCGCATAATGTCCGAGGCGTAAACGATGGTCATCTCGCCGCTAGGCAGCTCGGAACGGATCTCCGAAAGCGTGATGCTGTCCGGGCGCTGCTTCTTCGAGTGCGCAGCCAGGATCATCGAGTACAGCGCTTGGTGGTCTTCGTGCGCGAAGTCGGTCGGAGCCAGGAAGGCGCCAACGGTTTCACACAGCTCCGGCTCGTGCATCAGGGCGCCGAGTACGCCAGTCTCTGCTTCGTCTGAAATCAGGGGACGGCTGCTCATCACACAGCCTCCAGAACTTTCAGCACTTTGTCCTGGCGGGTCAGAAACTCAATGTCAGCAGTCCAGCCGCGGTCGTTCTGGCCGATCCAATGCGTGTTGGTGAGGCACTGAGCGAAGTAGGCTTCCCAGAACTCACCCTTGCGGAACGGGAAACCGCCTTCGATCTCCAGGTTCCAGCAGGCCTTGATCTGGCGCTGACGCTTCGGGTTCAGCTTGATGCAGGTCGGCAGCTTGGAGCCGCACACCCGGTTGTAGATCTCCATGATCTTGGCGTACGGGATGCGGTCGGCTTTCGCAGAAGCGGGTTGATCAGCAACGGAGGTGTCTTGTGTTTCTGCTTCCGGCTTCTCGACCGACGGGGTCGATGCGGCAGCGTCGACAACTGCGTTAGCAGTAGATTCTGTATTTCTTTCTTTTATGTGTGTAATTTTCGACACAGTGGCAGGTGTGTTTTCTACACAGTGTGTAGATTTCGACACAGTAGCTTTAGGGTCGATTTTCCACTCGGAAACAGGGAGGAATGCGATCGGGTCACGACTGCCTCCGTCACGGAAAAGGACGCGCTGACGGATCAGGGAGTTGATGGCGCGAGAGACGTTTGCACGCTCTGCCTCTGCCTTGCTCTCGTCCGCGTACATCATCTTCGAGACGTACAGAGCAGCTACCTTGACCGACTCCTTGTTGAAGCCAGCAGTTAGCCGGTGAATAGCCATAGCCACACGAAGCTCACGGCCGGAGAGATCCGCGCCGATCAAAGCCTCGTACAGTTCGTTGTCCATCCGGGTAAACCCCCGTTGGGTGTTGCCAATCTGAATAACGTTTGTCATGATTCGTCCTGTCTGTTGTTGCTGTTGAAGAAGCCACCCTTGCCCGGTGGCTTTTTTGTGCCTTGAGATTCCAAAGTGCTGCGAGGCACTATCGAGGGCCTCAAGAACCCCCATTTGTCCCCGCCAAACGCAGGACGGGAGCCTTCGGCCTACTGGCGACCGTCAGCCCCCCCATGGCAATCGAGGAAACAACTAACTCCTCGAAAACCTCATCCAAGGTTTTCCCAAGGCTTGCAGCGACTGCTCGAAGCAGTTCTTCTTGATCGGCGAGCTTTTGCTCGCTGTTGGCAGATTCAGGCACTTGACCCTCCAAAGGGCCTTCAGGCCGCTGTAGTCTTCCGCTGGTGTTCGCGGATCAGCTCGTCAAGCGCACCGTTCTCAATGCCGAACTCGATCAGCTCATAAAGGAAGGTCGCGTGCTGCATGCCGGCCCGGTGAGAGGCTTTCTGCAAAATGCGGTCAATGGCAGGGCTGAATCGCACCTTGCGTGGAATGCTTCGTTTGTCTTCAGTGTTTGCATACATGGGCAATTTCCTTCTGCGGTTTCGAATTGGTTATGCGGCTTCTTTGCCGTCTTTTGGATTCAGCAGGTCGTGGAGATCGGGTCGCATGCCAGCCAGGGTCAGCTCGTTATTGCTGGCCTTCTGCAGGCGAGCAGCGAGCTCGGCAGATGCCTTGCGGTGACCTCCGGCCAGCTGCCACAGGTAGGCAACGGACGTGGAGGCGGCGGAAGCGAGAGCCTCGCGCTCCTGTTCGTTGTGGCTGTGCAGCCAGTCGCGGATTTGGGTGGACATTGGGAATCTCCTGTTCATACAGGAGCGAATTTAGCGTGCCGCTAAAGTTTGTGCAACAGGGAGTTTAGCAACGTGCATATTCCATCGTTAGCGCCCAGCTGTAATCCTATGCGGATGGATATCTCATCGATTCGCCGACAAAATCTGCTTTCTCTCTTGAAAGGGCGGTCTAAGCGCGTGTGCGCGGAGCTCTGGGGGACGTCTCCCTCCTATGTAAGTCAGATGCTGTCCGACAAACCGACGCGGAACATAGGGGACGACATGGCGCGGAGAGTCGAGGTCGCGGAGCTCTTACCGCATGGCTGGCTTGATCAGCTACACGACGAAAGCAATCGCACGCTGCTAAACAATGTCCATACACTGCCGATATCGCGGAATAGCGAGCTGGATCTGCTTGGGGATATCTCCTCGTGGGACGGTGAAACGCCAGTGGAGGACGAGGAAGTGGAAGTACCGCTGTTTAAAGAGGTTGAGCTCGCAGCAGGAAGCGGATCGGCGGCCGTGATGGAGATTCCCGGCCGGTGCATCAGGCTTTCTAGGGCGACCCTGCGCACCTGCGGAGTCGACCCGGCAAACGCAGTCGCGGCGCAAGTCACAGGCCGCAGCATGGAGCGCGTCATCTTCGACGGCGCAACGATCGGCATCGACCGCGGCACAACGTCGATCCATGATGGCGAAATCTACGCCATCGACCACGACGGAATGTTGCGAGTGAAATACCTCTACCGGCTTCCAGGCGGCGGACTGCGCCTCCGGTCGGAGAATGACGCCGAGTTCCCCGACGAGCACTACACGGCCGAGCAGGTCGCGGCATCAATCCGGATTATTGGATTCGTCTTCTGGTGGTCCACCATCCGCCCCGTCAACCGACGAGGCCGCTCGTTCTGAGCACTCCGCGCCAGGTCACTCTTTCCTGGCGCTTCTCTTATCGATAACAGCACCCTGATAGTCAGGCAAGTAGGCCGCCAATTCGTCGCGTAGCAACACGCGCGCGCCTTCCGTGCCTAGATCCTCGACCAGAACCTGAACGGCAAGCCTAGCAAGCTCTGCCGAGCTTCCTGCTGCGCCTTTTAAGCCGCCGTCCAGCCACTTAGCTTCGACGCCTCCTCTCACAGTCACCCCTGCCATAACTACCTCCTGTCGTTTTTCTGCCAACCAGCGCTCATTTCGCTGCGTCAGGGTAAGACCTGCTGCGGCCTATTTTTATCCTCGCGCTAAATATTTAGCAGAAAATTTAGCAAGACCTGTTGACGAGCATTTAGCATGGCGCTAAATTTCACCCATCGACGCAGCAGCACCGCGTCAGGGCCTCGAAAGGGGCCTCGGGTGAATCCCCGGAAACTCTTTAACAAATTGAGATCAGCGCGGCGGGGTCTGCTTCGGCAAACAGCGCGCTCTACAAATTCCCCGCCCCATGCCAGCTCTGGAACTGGCCGTGGCTCCACATGCAGCCACGCGAAGTTGCGCAACCGCCGCCCTGGAATACGCCAGTAGCTGACCAGGGCCTGAGACGACTCGGCATAGCGCGCAACGGAGAACGGAACATTCACTTCTGGCCATTCGCAAGAGTGGCCAGCGGGAAGACAACCGAAACGAACTACTGAGGATTCCTTAGGAGTTCAAGGAGGCACGTATGAAGCCCACCAAGCAACCAGCGCCACCCCGCCCCGCCCTATCGCTAGTACCCAAGGACAGGGGCACAGAGCAGTTCCCGTATGGAAGGCAGGCGGTAGGCCAGCGCGCCGATCTGCCGTTCACGGTGGGGCGCTGACAAGGGTTAAGCGAGTGGATGAGGTGGAGTTGGTGGCTTGATGGACTAACAAGCGAGGCGCACATGACCGCGTATTACAACGAGATCGACCCGTACGCGGCGCAGTGGCTCCGCAATTTGATTGCAGCCGGCCACATCGCGCCTGGCGACGTAGACGAGAGGAGCATCGAGGATGTCTGCCCTTCAGACCTCACCGGTTACACGCAATGCCACTTCTTTGCAGGTGTTGGAGTCTGGTCCCTCGCTCTTCGTCGAGCCGGATGGCCAGATGACGTTCCTGTATGGACCGGGAGTTGCCCATGCCAGCCTTTCAGCACGGCAGGCAAAGGAGCTGGGTTTGCTGACGAGCGGCATCTCTGGCCAAGCTTCCATTGGCTCATCCAAGAGTGCCGACCTGCAATCGTCGCTGGAGAGCAGGTTGCGAGCAAGGACGCAGACGCTTGGGTCGACCTTGTACAAGCTGACCTGGAGGCCTTGGGTTACGCCTTCGGGGCCGTCCCGTTCCCGTCTGCGGGCGTCGGTGCTCCGCACATCAGAGACAGGCTCTACTGGCTGGCCTGCGCTCCCCACGCCTACCTCGCGAGACTACCGCGGGCGATACGGGGCGGAACTACTGGCTCGCCGGATGTTGCATCCGCGTGGCGTGCCATTGAGCGAATTCATGCAAAGGGCATTTGGCCGACCTGGATATCTGAATCCGGAGCTCCCGCGCTTGTTGATGGGGCTCCCTCCAGAGTGGGACGCCTGCGCGCCTACGGAAACGCCATCAATGCTGAAGCGGCGCGGATCTTCATTCAAGCCGCGATGAACGCCTAACCCCACCCCCGCAGCTTGGCTACAGGCTGCAGCGGGGATTAACAGAATGGAGAGAGGGATGCTAACCCTCCCCGAACTTCTGATCATCTGCAGCGCCCTCGCCGCGCTGTATGCGTGGGAGTGGTGGCGCCATAAACCCTGAGCCAGCCAGGCCAGACCCTAACGGGCCTGTGATAACCGAGGGCGCCCGGTGCTGGTAGCGCCATGACCATCAGCTGGAGCCGATCCGGCGTCACGGAAGACAACTCCTGCCTAGCGCCTGCCGGGAATCGGTAGCAGGCATTCATTCCCCAGCCCATCCGGGCACAGAGGTATCCACCATGTACAGACACGAACCAGGGGTTCGGGAATACCCGTGCCCGGATGAGTCCTGCTCGCTCGAAGAAGCCATTCAGGGGCAGCTGGAGGAGCTGGACGAAAAGACCGTCGCCTCCTTCATCGCCTACTGCGATGACCGGATAGACGACTTCCTCAAGCACGAGGCCAACCGGCGCCGCGAACACGCCGAAGAGATTAAGCGGGAGGCAGCATGAAGACCGAAGACACCATTCGCGAGCACTTCAAGCACCTACGCGGCGCCAGGTACGCAGCAACTGCCGATTACCACTGCAACGTGCTGTACGGCTACCTGAAAGCCTTGCGCGACACCGGACAGATCGAAACGAGCCTTTATCTGCGGATGAATCACGCGGTCACGAAGGCATGGACGCTCAAGACGAAATTCACCGTGAGGACTGCGGCATGACCCTCAAGAACCTAGCCGGCGCCTTCCTGCTGTATGGCGGAGTGGCTCCTTTCTTAGCGGCTCTCGCCTACGTGGCGCTATTGGGGGGTGTGTGATGGCTAGCCAATACCAGCGCGCCAAGCGCATAGCCTTCTGGAAGTTCTACGGCTACGGCCTGGCAGTGCTGACGCTGCTGGCTGTAGCGCAAGGCCTTGCAGATCGAATCACCAACGGGGCGCCGCTATGAGCAATCAGATGAGCAAACACACACCTGGCCCTTGGTTTGTGACTGGCAACATGACGCTGTATGTCGAGGCGCGGATTGGCGGCGGACTGGTTCAAGAGGTCGCGGCTGTCGGGCCGACCGAGGCGGATTCAGGCTACGGCCCTCAGCAAAGAGCCAATGCGGACCTGATCGCGGCCGCACCTGATCTGCTGAGGGCGCTTGAATGCCTTCTAGAGATGGGCCACGCAAAGGCTGGCGACTTGGCCCGCGCCGCCATCGCCAAAGCGCGAGGTGAAGTATGACAACCGCCTACCTCCCCTACGACGACACACCCACAGGCCACTCATTCGCAGCGGCGTGGTGGACCCTTACCGGGTTCGGCGTGCTGGCTGGCGTGCTGCTGATCGGCCTGGCTGGCGAGGCGGCGATTCACCTTATTTTCTAAATCCGATCACTTACTGAGGTAGATCCGATGAGCAACGCCCTAACCATCGCGCAGGACATCTACGGCGCGCGCGATTCATTCGCCCAGGTGCTGACCGACAAGACGCTCAGCTTCGAGCGGGAAGCCGAGTTCGCAATACAGACCATCCAAGGCAATGACTTTGCCACCAAGATCGCAATGAACAACCGCCAGTCGGTCGTGAACGCGGTCACCAACATCGCAGCCATCGGTATCAGTCTGAACCCGGCAAAGCGGCAGGCCTATCTGGTGCCGCGAGACGGCAAGATATGCCTCGACATCAGCTACATGGGGCTGATGGACCTGGCCATGGCTACCGGCTCGATTCGCTGGGCTCAGGCCGAACTGGTCTACCAGAACGACTCATTCGCCTTAAATGGCTTCGATAAGCCCCCGGCGCACCAGTACAACCCGTTCTCGAAGGACCGCGGCGCCATCGTCGGCGTGTACGTAGTCGTCAAGACAGCTGACGGCGACTACCTGACAACCTGCATGAGCCGAGACGAGATTGATTCGATTATGAATCGGTCGCAGTCGGTGAAGTCGGGCAGATCTTCGCCATGGAAGACGGACTACGGCGAGATGGCGAAGAAGACCGTAGTCAAGCGCGCCTACAAGTATTGGCCGAAGACTGACCGGCTCGACAAGGCGATCCATCACCTGAACACCGATTCAGGAGAGGGGCTTGCATCTGTGAACGAGCAGCCACGCGGCGGCGAGCTGGCCGAGAAGTGGATCGCCCAGGTAGTAAACGCCGAATCGCTGGAAGCGCTGCAAAGCGTCTGGTTGGCAGGCAAAGCAGAGATGCAGGCCGCTAAAGACGTGTCGTCGTTCTCTTCATTCAAGACCGCTGTCGAGGCCCGCAAGGCCGCACTGAGCGCACAACCAGCACCGATCGAAGGCGAGGTGCAGGAGGCTGACCATGCAGCAGCAAACTGAATCACGGCTCACCTTCGTTGAGTTCACCGGAGAAAAGACAAAGGATGGCCATCGGCTAGCCAGATTCCGGTGCGCCTGCGGCAATGAGGCCGTTGTGTCGCATAGCAGGGTAAAGGGTGGCTACACCAGGTCATGCGGATGCCTTGCCGCAGAGAACAAGCCAAACCTTTCGCATGGACATAGGCGCTCAGGAACATACAGCAGTTGGCAGTCTGCAAAGGACCGCGCAACTAACCCTAGGAGCAAGGATTTTTATCGATACGGCGCCGCAGGGATCGGATTCGCTGAGCGATGGCTAGTTTTCGAGAACTTCCTTGAAGACATGGGCGAGCGTCCAGAAGGGCAAAGCCTTGATCGTATTGACGGTACGAAGGGGTACGAACCTGGAAACTGCCGATGGGCAACCAGCAAGCAACAAGCTCGAAACACTAAGGTGTTTACCGTCCTGGAAACTCCGCTTGGGCGGATGCCTCTGGTCGACTATGCAGAAAAAATCGGACTGACAAGAGGCGCCGCGCATCTTCGAATGAAGCGCGGAAAGCTGGAGGGCTGCCGTTATGCAACAGCAAAGTGAAGCATGGTTTGCTGCCAGAATTGGCCGGGTCACGGCTAGCCGGGTTCGAGACGTAATGGCAAAGGGGCGCGGAGGCGCCCCTTCTGCTACGCGCCAGAACTACATGATGCAGCTGCTTTGCGAGCGGCTGACAGGCAAGCGCGAGGAAGGCTTCACCAGTGCAGCCATGCAGCGCGGCAACGAACTGGAGCCGATAGCCAGGATGGCTTACGAGCTGTATGCGGACGCAGACGTGACCGAAGCCGGCCTGATCCTGCACCCATCGATCGAAGGCTTCGGTGCTTCGCCTGACGGCCTGATCCTGTCGGCCCGAGGCGGCCTCGAAATCAAATGCCCGAATACGGCCACCCACGTCGCCACCATCCAATCCGGCAAGCATGACCCGCAGTACGAATGGCAGATGTTCGCGCAGATGGCTTGCGCCGAACTGGAGTGGGTCGACTTCGTGACCTTCGACGACCGGCTGCCGGATGAACTGCAGTACGCCTGCTTCCGCCTGGAGCGCGACGAGGCACGTATTCGGCAGATGGAAACCGAGATCAAGCTCTTCCTCGAAGAGCTGGCAGAACTTGAACACGAAATGCGAGAGCGCATGAGGAGTAAGGCGGCATGAATGTCTTTTCGTTTACCGGGAACCTGGGCAAGGACTGCCGCGTAGGGACGGGCCAGACGGCCATGGTCAGCTTCGGCGTAGGCGTCAAGTCGGGCTGGGGCGACAAGGCCCAAACTATCTGGATCGACTGCACCCTTTGGGGCAAGCAAGCCGAGTCGCGGCTCAGCGAGTTCCTGGTAAAAGGCCAGCAGGTTGCGGTCAGCGGCGAGCTGGGCACCCGCGAGCATGAAGGCAAAACTTACCTGACCTGCCGCGTGAACACGATTGATCTGATCGGTGGGAAGCGCGAAGAGTCATCGCAGGATCAGGCGGCGCGGCAGCCAGTTCCGCGGCAGCAGTCGAGCCAGCAGCCGCCACAGCAGGATGATCGATTCGACGACGACATTCCCTGGTAACTATCCACCCGGGCGCCAAGCGCGCCCTCCTCCCCGGTACATCCCATGACATTTTGCAACCTAACCCCAGCGGGCCGGGCGGCTGATGCTGCCTGGCTTTCACGACTCGTCGCCGAATCAGGCGTACCCATCCAGCAGGTCGAAGGCTTCCGCGAAGTGAAGCCCATTGAGCGCAAGCGCTGGCACGACCCGACGACCGTACTCAAGCGCCGGCGCGATCCGAAGCGGGAGCTGGCGGCATTCGCCCGCCGGGCACTGGAGCAGATGGTATGAGATTCAGCGAAGCGATCGACGCAATCATTCACGCAGCGGCACAGGCATCCAGCACAGGGAAGCCATGGTGCGTAGTGCATGACAAAGACCGGTTCATAGCCGCGCCGCTCGGGCGCCTCAGTTCGGGCAATCTGCTGGAGGTGTGCCAGCCATGAGCTGCATCGTGACGCTCTACTCCATCGACAACCGAGTGTCGCGGCCAGTTGTTCGCGGCACGGAGCCCCGGCGCCCTTCCGACTGGAACGCCAGCGCGTGGTTCGTGCTGCCCAACGGCGAGAAGCACACGCACAGCACGACCGCCCGCGGCGAAACAGTCACTGGCCTCGTCGCCTACATGGGCGCCCTGATCGACAGCCTGATTGCTGACCACGGCAACCAGGTATCCAGCGCCGGCTGGACGGCCACAACGCACGGAGGGCGAAGGAGATGAGCGAGCTATCCGACACCGCCAAGGCCATCTGCGCCCAGCACTACAACTTCAAGTCCCGCAGCAGCTGCAACGCCTGCCCTCTCCAGCCCGAATGCCACAAGCCGGCCGCCACCCTGACACAGGAGTCGATGGACGAGTGGCGCGGGCGAGTGAACCGGCTGGCCCTTCCCCACGGCGAGGCCGAATGCCTTGCGGTGCAGGAGTCGCTGCCGCTGTGAACGCACCAATCTTCTGACGCACGGACGGCAAGCGGATCGGCCAATGCGCCTGTTTCCGCTGCCGCCCACCGGAGCCACCCAAGGAGGCGCCATGCGCACCTACACCATAACCGTAACCGAGCGCCAGGCCGCCGAGCTGCAAGAGGCATGCGAGCTACTGGCGCGGATCAAGATCGGCCAGATCGACCACGCCATTGAGCGGCTGCCGGGCTTCTACGACCGGCGCGACTGGGAGCAGGTCCACGCCACGCGGCACGAGATCCAGCGCCTTGCCAACACGCTGATGCCAGAAGCCACAAAGCGCCGAGAGGATGGCGTTGCGTGGGACTTGTATCAGGTCATCCGGCATCGCCTTTCATGGGATCGCGCACACGACCAAGGCGTCATTCAGCCAGGCGAGCCGCGCAAATGGCCCGAGATGATGGGCGTCTGCTACGACGAGCCGCTGGCAATGAGCGGCCTGCCGCTGGCCACAATCAAGGAGATTGAGCAATGAACGACACACTGAAGGTAGCCGGGCGAATCGGCGATCCCGCCGACACCTACACCGCCGTCGACATGGCCACAGCCGCAGCGCAGGGGTTCAGGGATGGGCAGGCGGCAGCAGAGCAAGCCCCGGCGCAGGGTGAGCGGGAGACTCCGGTTGTGGTAGCGACCACAATTCTCGGCGGATTGTTTCATGGCGGCTCCGGGCCTGAGCTTGGGGAGATAGACATTGACGTCTGCATGCCAGCGCTTGAGGCGATTCAGTACGAGACGGTGAATAGCTCTGATGATGTTTTCTTGCCGCTGATGACGGTCGCCCAGCATGAACGCATCGCGGCGTCACTCACTCGCCCCGCGCAGACCGAGCAGCAGCCTGCATACGTTGAGTGCCGCGAGTGCACCGACTGCGGTCATGTCGGCATCAACGACGCTCACCCGACAGACGCGACGTGCGCGATGTGTGACTGGAGCGGGCCAAGCCCGGTCGAGGATCAGTGCCCTGACTGCGGCAAAGAGAACGCGATGGGAGCAGCCTGCCCTAAATGCAGCGGCCGCTATCGGATTCTGGCCGAGACACACGTTGCCGCCCCCATCGCGCAGACCGCCCAGGGTGACGACCAATGAGTATGCACAAAATCCCCCTCACCCAGCTTGAGGAAGACGGCCTGCGCGCCCATGGCTTGGATATAGGATCGCCTAGCCAGCTGTCGGACGTGTTTCGTCACGGCATCAAATGGGCGCTAGAACAGACCGCCCCGCAAGGCAAGTTCCGCATGGGCGACCTCGTGCGCAAGACCTCCGGCAGCGAGTGGGTTGGCCGCGTGGTCGGCTGGTACTCCACTGAGCAGACCAAGGAAGGCTACGCAGTCGAGAGCAGCGCCCATCGCAACAGCGTGCAGATTTACCCGGCTAAGGCACTTGAGGCTGTATGACCATCTCCGACGACTACTTCGCCGACACCGGGGAGACGGTAGGCAAGGCAGCCATTCGGTTGCACGCCCTCGGCATCAGCATCGAGCAGGCCGCGCACCAGATCGGCTACGCCACGTCGAGCGACCTGCGCAAGTGGCTGGCCCGGCGCGGACTGGAGTGCCCATGGCCGCCGTCTCGTGCATTCCCACACCGAGGCCGCCCGCAGATCAAGATCACCGACAAGGTGCTGGACGACTACTGCGCGCTTCGGCTTGGAGGCGCCATGTCTTCCGAGGCTTGTGCGGTACTTGGCCACAGCGAGCGATCCATCTACAGCGCACTGAAGAATCGCCGGCCAGGAGTAAGGCTGCCGGTTGCTAGGCGCACAACGAACAAGCAGACGCGCCACAGAGCGCAGGGATGAAGGAATGAGCAAGCACGACACAAACTGGCAACCTGGCGACGTTCAAGCCGTTCCAGCGCCTGCAGATATGTATGGAAAGGAAGTCCAGCCTGCAGAGGCGGAAGGTACGGACGTGCCGGTAGTTGCATACCAGAGCCGAGAAACCGGAGAGTTCTACGAGCAGAGCTATGGGCTGGATCGACCGCTGGAACTGGTACTGCGTAGCGACCACCTCGCCGCCCTGTCAGCCGTGACCGCCGAGCGGGATAGGTTGCAAGCAGCGCTCGACGATCCAGGCTACCAGCCGAAGCATGCGCGGCGCCTGATTGCCCAGCTCCGCGCCGAGGTCGAAGCGCTGCGGGCTTTCGTGACGGATTGCACAGAAACTGCTGGCGGGATGGTGAACGGCAACAGGCTGTCGCGCCGTGCCAAGGAGCTGATCGCCGCCATGGCTGCGAAGGAGGCGTGAATGAAACGCCAGACTGATCTGGAGTGGTTTCGCGAGCTAATCAAAAAGAGCATGGATGACACCGACGCCATGATTGCTCAGGTGCAACGCCAGAACGATCGGCTCGACCTACTGTTAGCTCGGTCAGAAGCCATGAATGCCCGCATGGAGGCGGCACTGAAGCTGGACGCCTAACCCATAACCCCACCCAAACACACAGCCTGCCGGCGAGAGTCGGCGGGGAGGTAGAGACATGCCTGAGATTAAATGCGAGCACGGCCACACCATGCGGATTGGCACCAAGGAATGGATCGGTGCGCTAACGCTCGACCAGATGAAGTACGCCCGCGATCAGATGGACGAAAAGATCAAGGCTGCGGAAGCCCAGAAGAAACGGTGCGTATGGCGTGTCGCCCGAGGCGGAGTGGTAGAGGGCAACTACCGGGAGGAGGATTACGAAAAGGCCGCGGATCACTTGATGCGCATCTTCAAGGAGCGATTCATTGAAGAGGCACAGGGCTTCATTGAAATGCCATTTGGCACCTACCGTTTCCAAGAAGAAGTCCCGCACATCGCAGTCGAGCTGGTGACGCAATTCGAGTACGAAACCGAGTGGTTCCCAGCCGCCTAACCCCACACGCAGCAGGAGATAGACATGCACACAGACAAGGCGATAGCAGAGTTCGAGGCGTGGTGGGACAGGCAGCCTCACCGCGAGCAGTTCGAGGATTTGAAGCAACAGTTCTGCAACGTGGCGGTGGCGTTCTACCAGAAGGGGCGGGAGGACTTGGTGATCGAGCTGCCGTCAGCCGAAGACTATGCCGCGGCGAATGAACTGTCATACAGCGAAGGAATTGCTGATTGCCGCGCCGCCATCGAAGCAGCCGGCGTAACGGTGAGGGGGTGAGATATGGAGCCTGAAATTTTGCATGTGCCAGAACTGGCGAAGATGCTGAACCGAACAGAATGCGCGATACGCTCTGCTATCCGTGACGGGGCAACCTGGTTGCCGCCTGGATTCAAGCAGGGCGTGCGGCATTGCTGGCGTACAGAGTCGGTCCGCAGGTTCTTGCGGGAATATGAGAGCGGCGAACACAAGGCGCCGAAGGTTGGCAGGAAGCGGCGCGAGCCGCCAAAGTTGCGGGGTGTAGCGTGACTATCCGAGCTTATCGGCCAGTGCGCTCGGGCAAAGGTGGGTGTATCGCTGAAGCATTGCGAGGGTCTTATGCCCCGTGATGCTCGCGACCTCCATCATCGTGAAGCCGCGCTCGAACAGGCGGCTCGTGGCCTCGTGGCGCAGATCGTGATAGGTCAGCCCGACCACGCCGGCAGCCTTGCAGGCGCGTGGGAAGTAGTTGCTCACGGACTGAGGCGACAGGGAGAACACGCGGCCATTGATCTGCTTCGGCAGTTCGTCCAGCAGCTTGCGCGCACGACTCGAGAGCGGTACCAACCGGCGAGATCCGTTCTTCGTGTCCTCAAGGTGCGCGACCTTTCCTTTGATCTGGTCGCGCCGCAGCAGTACCAGCTCGGATCTGCGCATGGCCGTATCGGCTGCCAGTTCGATGATGACCGGCAGCTCGTGGTGAATCTTCGCAGCCTCGGCATATATCCGGCTCAGCTCATCGCTGGTCGGGCGGCGATCGCGCGACTTGCTGCCGGCGGGCATCCGCAGGTTCCGGCATGGGTTTACCAGCCCTTCAATCCCCCACTCCTTCGCGGCCACTGTATATAGGTGGCTGATGATGGCCAGGTTCAGGCGAACCGTTGCGGTGGATTTCCCCTCCTTCAGCCTTTCATCACGCCAGGCGGCCAGGTCTGAAGACTTGAGCGAGGCCAGCGACTTCTCCGCCAGCGGATCTTCCATCCACCGCTTTATGCGGACGCCCTCTTGCTTCTCACCCTTCTTGTGATCGCTTACCTCGCGCCGGTACCGCTTCAGCGCCTCGGCCAGTGTCGTGCTTTCGGCCTCGCGTATATCCACGAACCGAGCACGCGACAT